ATGAAAAAGACGCTGCTTTCTCTTTTACTTCTCACCTGTGCCAGCAGTGCGCTGGCCGCGCCGCAGGTCATCACCGTCAGCCGGTTCGAGGTGGGCAAGGACAACTGGGCTTTCAACCGTGAAGAGGTCATGCTCACCTGCCGTCCCGGCCACGCGCTGTACGTCATTAATCCCAGCACGCTTGTGCAGTATCCGTTAAATGACGTTGCGGAGCAGCAGGTTGCCAGCGGCAAAAGTAACGGACAGCCTGTCAGCGTGATCCAGGTCGACGATCCGGCAAACCCCGGGCAGAAGAAGAGCCTGGCGCCGTTTATTGAGCGCGCTGAAAAACTCTGTTAGCAGTCAGGTTTCCAATAAAAAAAACCGCAGGTGCTTGTAATAGCTCTGCGGTTTTTCACATTTAGTGATGTTTTAACGCTTTTTTTCAGGCCACTTTTACTGTGGACTGGAAAACCTGACGTCGTCATCTATTCTTAAAGGGCAAGGCGATTGAGCCTGCATTAATGCCAACTTTTAGCGCACGGCTCTCTCCCAAGAGCCATTTCCCTGGACCGAATACAGGAATCGTATTCGGTCTCTTTTTATCTATTTGTTTTTCAAAGGTTTTTCAGGTATTAACACGAAATCCCCCGAAAATTACTCGAATATTCCATATCCTGTCTAAACCATAACATACTCTGCACCACGTGCGTCCAGGTATTTTTTGGTCATTGTTAAATTTTTGTGGCCGAGTAAGCGCTGAGCAAATTCCTCCCCGCGCTCCTTTTCATAGAGCCTGCTCGCCAGACTTCTGATCTCATGGAAAGGAGGTGGATTAGGTCCGAATTTTAACCCGGTCGAATCCCTTATCTCTGCAAAGGCCTGGGTGAGTCCGTCAGGAGTTAGCGGCCCCGGCTTTCTTCCCCCGCGGCGGACCGGAGAGTAAAGCATGAAGTCGGAAGGGTTGTTCACCCGGCATCGATCAATGACATCCTGTAACACAAGCCCGGCGACGTCCAGCCTCAAATCAAGTGGAAGTGCCAGTTTGTGACCTGTTTTCTCCTGCGTAACGAAAAGCCTCCCATCTTTAATGTCACTGAACCTGAACAGTGATATATCCTCCCGCCGCTGGCCGGTGACCAGTGCCAGATCGCATGCGTTGGGCGCCCATTCAGAATGAGTTAATGCAGCCTGGCGGATGAGCGTGAATTGTTCGAGCAGCAAGCGTTCTCGCTTAACTTTCGGTGTCGGCGTTCGCGTCGGTTCTGCCGGGTTCCTGTCGACATGTCCTTCCACAATCGCCTCCCTGAAGATATCCATCAGCACAGACCTGAGCCCGGAAGCCATGCTCTTTTTATCGCAGAGAATGTACGCTTCAAGGAATGAGGCGATGTCCTTTGTCGTGACAGAAGCGAGGGGAATTTTGCCGAACTCTTCCTTAATGGTGGCGATCTGGTTTCGCCTGACCTTCATCGTGTTTGGTTTCAGCTCACGCCGTTCGAGAATTACCTCGTAACGCTCCAACCATGCGGCCACTGTGAAAGTGGGCACGTCTTTTATGCGATCCAGGAGAGAAGAGGGAAGGTAATTCTGGTCAATGTAGTTGTTGGCCTCAATGGCCTGGGCAACAGCATCCTTGCGATCAATCCGGCCAAGAGAAATCTCCTGCCCGGTCACCGGATTGCGCCAGCTGTAAAGTCTGTCTCTTTTACGATAGGTCAGGTTACGGGGCAGGTTAGCGTCGTAACGTACTGGCCTTTTCGCCATGAGTCAGTCTCTCCAGTAAGGTGCCGCCGGACGGCAGTTTGGTGTGTTTCGGTTTAGCGCGCAGATTCTTCTTGCGCGGATCCACGTAGATAGCGTCAGGCTGAACCTTATATTCCTTTCCGTGCAGCTCCGGCGCGGGATAAATTCGCCCCTCCCGCGTCCATCGACGCAGAGTAGAAAGGGAGGGCGGAGTCGTGTAGACCTCAGCAGCCCATTCCTGCAAGTTGAGAAGCTTAGCCATGAGAACTCCTTAGCCACCTGGCATTATATGCGAGGCCGCGTTGACGTGTTGATTAATCGAAATCAGGTAAAAAGAAGCCCGGCGCGGGGCCGGGCAAAAGGGATCACGAGGTGGTGCTTTCGCACCCAATAGCCAGCTCATAACTGGCTATCAGTTGCGTTAGTCTTCAAGTGGTATGTAGCCTTCTTCTGGGTAATCTGCGCAGCATGCCCGCAGTCCTTCATATTCTACCTGACCGTCATCACCATGAATTACGCCGTTGTCGATGCTGATTTCTGTTTTCTCATCAACCTGAGATTCTTCTGGTGAGCTACACATTAGCCCGGCGAAAGATGCCAGGTCATAAATCTGCTTAATCGTTAAGTTCATAATCTCTCCTCATGCCGCACGCTGGGCGCGCAGTTTCTTCAGGTGTACTGCTGTTTCGATTTCCCCGGCGATCCGCTCGGCCTGTGCTTTGGTCAGCGGTTCGAATTCGTGTTGAAAGCGTCCCATGCTGGCGATGCAGGTGCGACCGTTGCGGATGTAGTGGATGACTTCGTGGGTAACGCGGAGTATTTTGCAGGGCGCGCCGTGGGGATCGGCGTACCAGGTATTAGGCTGTATTATCCTGAACATTGGCTTGCTCCCGAAGCATGAGGAACACGATCATTGCACCACGCAGCGGGTTGGACTGATACTGAACGCGGCATTCATCGAACTGGTCAACAGCATTCCACCACTCAGAACTGGCATCTTCAGCGCAATCCCAAACCAGACTAATGCGATTCTTCAGGATGATCGGACCCGCATCCTCCCAGCAAAGAGGTGGCGAATATTGCTCCCATGGGTTTTCACCATCACTCACCCAAACAGTGTGTGGGCGGAGTTCGTGATATTTGCTCGTCATGCCAGTGGCTTTGCTATCGTCAATTTCCTGAACCAAAAGCCCATTTGCGATCGCCACTCGTTTGTTAATTTCAAAGTCGCTTAGCTTGCTGTACTCCATCACATCCCCCTCTGCTTATTCTTCAGTTCAATGACGGATTGGCACTCCGCGCAGGTGTGGCAGCCGGGTACGGCAGCGCGCCGCGGCTCGGGAATTGGTTCGTCGCACTCCGCGCAATGTTCAGCTGATACTGCGTTGCGGTTGAGCCGGTGAGCGGAAAGGGCAGCATTACGCTGAAGCTCTTCAATCTCTGCTGCGGTATCGATGATATCTGCCATGGTCACTCCTTGCCGAGGGCTTTGTGGATGGCCGCGCGGGCTTTGTTGATTACGCCGTACCATTCCGGGTATGTAATGTTTCGACCTTCTGCCATTGCTTTTTCGGTTAGCTGTAGCGCTTCCAGTAAATCTGGTGCGGCGGCCATGAGCGCGCCGTTATCGTCTTCTGAGCCATTGATCAGTAACTCAGCGAGAAGCCCACCATCGCTGCGGATTGTTCCTGTCTCTGCGCTATAAACCCAGCGACCTTTAGTGCCTTTAAACTCTTCCATACTCACTCCGCGAACTGTCGGTTAATTCGGTTGAATGTGAATGCCAGCAATAAAAAAGGCCGCTTTAGCGACCTGGTGATTTGTGATTTCATGGCTGTATCCACCCTTTACCTTTGACGTGCTGAATAACTCCAAGCTTCCTGAGTGACTGGAGCCTGCGGTCAAGGATGCGGAAGACGTCCATTGGATGCTTTCCTTCTGCTTCAGCAATGACGAGGCATTCCTGTCTGACAGAAGGGCTAAATAGCTCCGAAAACGAGGTTGGCTGAGCACCGATAGCGCTTAACACCTCGCTATCCAGTTTCGCGTATTTGGTCACGACTCAACTCCGAAGCGGCGATTAAGCCGCCCTGTGTATACGACGAACTCCAGGAGGCTAACTCCCAGAGCTTCAATTTTCTTGTGATGCTTGTTGATGATGGGAGGCACAGTTTCGTTCCAGTTAGGCTTTGGCTTCTTGCGCATGGCCTGCTGGATCTCTTCGGTGCAGCGGCGGCAGGCGGCGCGGACGGCGTTGTCTGTTTCTGGGGTCGTGTGCATCAAGCTGCCCTCCACCCGTCTTTGAAGATGGGCTGGATGTTACCTGGGAAAAGCTCAACATCCGGTGATTCAGCCTGATTTCCCCAGTGATGCCAGCCCGGAACCGCGCTGCGGCTAAACAGCTCAATGCGCGGCACATCACCGTAAAGCAGCTCCAGCCGGTTGCGCACTTCCCACGGCTTTTCGCTGTGCGCGCCGAGCGGGCTGTAGACCACCTGCTTAATCCCGGCGTGCGTTCGTTCCAGCCCGGCGCCGCGGGTAGCAATCAGCAAGTCTTCGGTGTTGGCCCGGGTGTGGTTTCCGCCGTTCATGCGCGTCTCGGCGTTAAGCAGATCGAGGAAGTCGTAAAAGTCGGTGACTTCACCCTCGGCCAGCGCCTTGTTGATGCGCAGTTCGGCATTCTGATTCAACTTCACCCAGGTAAAGCCTTTCATCGTGCGAACGGTAAAGCCCCAGGCTTCGGCCAGTTCGATGGCCTCCTGGTTATGCGTGCCGGTGTACCACATCGCCAGCACCGCGTTTTCGGCGGCAAGCTCCCAGACTGGCAGGCGCTTGATGTCGATGAGCTTCATGGTGGAGTAGTGATCGGCGGCAGCCCCGTTACTGATGGTGTTGCCGTAAGCCCATGGCGGGTCAACATACAGAAGTGAGTATTTCGCTGTCATGCCACCTCCTGCCTTACCCGATATTCCTCAGCGAGCCGCTGCGCCTTTAATGGATTGCTGACCACTTCACCCCATGGCATTAGCCAGCCGTTACCAATGAAGGGAAGGCAGAGTGTGCCAACCCTGATGTCGTCGTGAGCGTGAGTCATTAGTCACTCCTTGAAGCACCGCCAAGACCTTTGCGGTTGTCATTCAGATATGGATCACATGGCCTGTAAGTCGATGGTTTTGCCGGTGATGTATCGTTCTCACGCTCCTCACGGATGATCTGGTAAAGCTCTTTGCGATCGGCGCGTTCTTGCGGGCTAAGTTTCCGGTCAGGGATTGGCCGGAGAAGATGTTTTCGATATTCGGGGGTAAATTTGTTCATTGGTTTCTCCTGACCGGGAGATGATTCAAAAGGGTATATCGTCGTCGAAGTCCATTGGCGGTTCGTTAGATTGGGCGGGTGCCGAGTGCTGCTGTGCACGAGACTGTGCGCCGCCGCTGAACTGATTCCCGCCCTGCGTTTGACTGCCACCCGCCGGTGCCGCTCCACCGCCCTGACGGCCACCAAGCATCTGCATTGTGCCGCCGACGTTTACCACTACCTCCGTGGTGTACTTCTCCACGCCAGCCTGATCTGTCCATTTTCGGGTGCGCAGTTGACCCTCGATATAAACCTGAGAGCCCTTGCGCAGGTACTCCCCGGCCACCTCAGCCAGCTTTCCGAACAGAACAACGCGATGCCATTCCGTTTGCTCTTTTTGCTCGCCAGTGGCTTTATCTCGCCATGACTCAGATGTCGCCAGCGTCAGGCTGCACACTGCGCCGCCGGACGGAAGATAACGGACCTCGGGGTCTTGCCCGAGGTTGCCGACGAGGATCACTTTATTTACGCCTTTGCTAGCCATTTACGCCGCCTGTTTAAGTTCTTTGAGTCGAATGCCAGTTACGTCTTTGCATTTGCCCTGGTGCTCAGCAAAGCCGTTCAGCAATTTCCATGTTTCTTCATAACGATGCTTAAGCCGATCGCTATCATTTTCCGAGTTGGCGTAGTCAGAGAATTCGGCGAGGATTTTGTCCGCATCCACTGACTGCGGTGCCTGGTCTCGCTGCTGGTGACCATCATGCGGTTGTTGGTCCTGCTCGATTGGAGTTCCTGATGGCAGTGCCCAGGCAGGCAGTGCGGGAGCTTTCCAGTAGAACTGACCAACCTCTTTTGATTTGGCGTACTGGAACCCGGGCGCGCGCGTTGCTGAAACCACTGCGAACCCTTCCTCCAGGTTGTAGAGGTAACGACCGATCCCCCATTGCACGGCGGCGCGCTTCATGGCGCCAGAGCGACCACCTTTCACAGCTTCAACCTGTGTGTTTTCTGCCGCATCCCACTTGGTGATCCACTCGCCTTCAACCTTGATGGAAATACCGCACTCAACGCCGCCATTGTTCGGAATATCGCGGTATTCGTTACGCCAGCCAGCTTTGCCGCATACTTCATCCAGCCGCTTCATGATTGCGCGGTTAGTTACATAGGCCAGCACCTTTGCCCAGATTCCGTTATTGTTTTTACCCACCTGCTGAATGCGCCACTCAATATCCTCACTGGCAAATGGCGCATCTAAATCATCAAGGTTCATGTGTAATTCCCCGCAAATTCATCCCAGCTAATGACAGGGTTCTGCCGTTCGGCGGCCAGGTTAACTGGCTCGTCATCACCCTCCGGCTTTTCCGGCAGCACGTCGCGCATAAGGCGCAGGAATGACTCTTCATCCCACCGTTCTGCGGCCGTCATACTGCGCGCTCCTGATGAGTGATGACGTAACCCTGCTCAGCCAGCCACTCGATGACTTCTGCTCCGTCGAGCTGGGGGAGGACGTCACGGGTTTTAACGGTACCGGCCAGCACAACTCCCTCCATCTCAACTTTGATGGTGTTGTGGGGGCCAACGGACGTGCGCATGTCTACGCACTCGCATGTGATATTCATGATTCACCTCAATATTTGATGTGCGCGTCCTGCACTTTGCCGCCAGCAATCGCCAGCAGTGCTTTCTGCGCGAATTCTTCGGGGATACCCTGAGCTATAAGGTCGGCGATGACGCGACGGTTGACGGTGCGGCGGTGCTCTTTGTCTGCGGCGCGGCGCGCTTCTTCTTCCTCTATACGCTGCTCTTCGGCCAGACGGGCTGCTTCTGCCTCTTTCAGGCGGCGGCGCTCGGCGGCAACGGCTTCTTCTTTTTCACGTCGTGCACGCTCTTCCGCTTCCTGCTTCTCACGTGCTGCACGCTGCTCCGTTTCGATGCGCTGACGTTCCGCCAGTTCAGCGCGGGCTTTCTCTTCGGCTTCACGGCGCGCTGCGGCTTCAATCTCCGCTTTGTGCTTCGCTTCGGCATCGCGGCGGGCCTGTTCTGCCGCTTCGCGCTTAATGCGTTCTTCGTGGTCACGCTGTTCCTGTTCCGCTAGGCGGCTCTGCTCTTCCCGGTCGCGGTCAAACTTGTCATTCATCAGCAGAGCCATTTCGTGGTCTGCTTCGATCTGCGCGGCGCGCTGGCGGTCGAACTCTTCGTTCATTTCCAGCGCTTCGGCGTGCAGCGCGTTCATGGCTTCTTCAGCCTTAATGCGTTCCTGCTCGGCTTCCCATTCGGTGAGTGGGCGGCGGGTTGCATCGCGCAGTTCGTCACATGCATCAACGAATCGCTTAATTTCTGCCTCAGCCGGGCGCACGGCTTCTTTCAGCCGCTTCAGGTACTCTCGCCCCGGCTTTTCAATTGCCGTCTTGCTGCGGGACACCTGCGCCGCAAGAGAAGCGACACGGTCACGACCTTTCTTCGTAGACAGGTCCGGCACTTCGTTTACTGCCTGGCGGATTTGCTCGAGGTAAGCATCAAGGCCGCCCGCTACGTACAGCACCGGCGCCTGTTCCGGCTTGATTTCGATGACAGTTAAGTCCGTTATTTCGCTCATGGTTTCTCCTGAAATTTGGATGTGCAGATCCCGCCCGCGTAATGCCAGGCCGATCGGTTGAATAGGGTGGTTACTGCTGCGCGATGTCTTTCGCCGGGAACTCGCCGTTGCGGAGAATGCTTTCTACCGGCCAGCATTCGGCTGTTACTTTTTGCTCTGAAGCTGCCTGGCTGCATTCCTGCGGGCTGTCGTAAACGCCAAGAATGACATCCTGATAATCACCGTTGGTCATTGCCACGGTCAGGACGAGAGCGAATAAAGTTTCCATCAGTGAAGAGTCCTCCCGATAGCGACGGCGTAAAGGCGCTTTGCTTCTTCCCACGCCGGAGCATTGCGATGGAGTACCGCGAACGACGCGAGCCGTTGGGCCTCTCTGATCTGCTGCTGATTTACCATGATTTCCTCTTGGCCTTATCGCGGCGAACGGAACGGTTAATACAAGACTTCAACGCATTTATTCAGTGTTTCAATGGGCGGTGGATGGCCGCCGGTTGTCATAACTAACCGCACTCATCGAGAACGGTGAGGTATGAAAAAAGCCGCTGGTTAGGCGGCTTTAGCTTCAATGTGTTGAATCAGCTTCCAGTCGTTGCTGGTTGAAGAGTGCTGGTAGTAGTCCCAGCACTCATCGTCTGCTGTGTTGGCATTACATGTTTCTGCGTAACTGATGGCTTCTTGCTCAGAACCAAAAACATCGTTTGAATACCGGCATTTGCCATCATCATGGACAAACAAAACATCAAACCTTGGCTCGTCATAATCAGCAGAGATATCCCGAACATTGAAGCCCTTTAAAATCTCTTGTCCGCTACTTGTTTTCATCGCCTTATCCTCTGTCGTTACCCGCTGATGCGGGATAAATGCTTTGGTGCTGGCTCCCCACAATGAAGCAGGGAAGGCCGTCGTCGCCTTGGTGAGCCATTACCTCACCAACTAGCTGATAACCGTCTGCCAGCCCAAAGCACTCACCAAAAACCCCGACATCGCCGGGGTTTCCGAAAGCATTTGTGGTACCGATTATTTGTGAGCGATATAGCTTTGCCGTCGCATAGAAGCTCCTTTGTTGCGTGGGTTGATGAATCGAAATGCTTTGGTGATTGGATGGCCGGCGCTGATCTCCAGCATTGACTATCACAGGTGTTAGCTGCCACCGCCGAAGCGGGATAGACGTTATGATTTTCACCTGCTTTATTGGCTACTACGGCTTACCAGTTATTTACACAGCTTGTCTTACAGCCTGTCTTGATTCACTAGCCACCCGGGCCGCTCCACCCCGCGCATCAGCCTGCGCATTCATCTAATCCCAAAACATTCCCTGTTTTGGTCAGCGCCAACTCCCTGCCAGTGTTGCCCGTTCTCACGCCGTTCTCGCTCTCGCGCGGGGATACTCTCTCACCGACCGGATCGCACCCGGTGATACAGCACGTTTACGTGTAGGGGTCTTAACAGGTCATTGACGCTGTAAATCTGCATGTTGTTAAAAAGCAGGCGACTTGCTGTCCGCCGCTGGCTAACTTCGCTCAGCTGTCGATGTTTCGTTTCGATGAGTTGATAATAGCGATGAGTATTGTTTATAGCAATACGTATTGATATTAAATAATAGCAATTGCTATTAATGTGTTGATAGCTAAAGGAATTTAATTTGATATTTTTTCGTGTGAGTGAGATTCGGGCCGTGTTTTCAATGGGCCGGGGATTGCTGTGATGAGCGGGCTAGCTGCAGGCAATAAAAAACCCAGCGCTATGGCTGGGCTTGATTGGTAGCTGGGTATGTTATCCGTGTTTTCTGTACGTCTGCGGCATGCTGCCTATCACCTTGCCAAACACGAGTATCCGGTTCATTTCTTCTTTTTCTATCGGTTCCCACGGGCGATAAGTCTGGTTGTCGGAAATGACCAGGAGCTTATCCTTCATCTTCTGCAGGCGCTTCACGTGAGATGTGTCGTCGTAGATGAAGGCGTAGATGCCATCACCATCAAAGTGCTGGACGCTGATGTCTACGAACAGTAAGTCACCTGGCTCAATTGTCCCAGACATGCTGTCACCGCGAACGTTGATAATTCTGATCTGCTCTGCCTTCCTGCCATTGAACATCCGGCGAGCGTCTTCGACTGAATATTCCACGGATCTAAGCACCTCTACGAACTCGCTGTTGATGGCTCCAGGCCCAGCGCTTACGTAGAAGTCTAGCGCCTCAATACGGAATGTGTCAGTAGGTCCAGGCTCGGTTTTTGGCTGAGAACTTGCGGGCATTTGACCATCGTCACGCATCGGGCCAACTCCGGTTGAAAGCCACTCAGAGCGAACGCCAAGCGCGTTGGCTATCTCAACGATTTTAGTTGAACCACGGGCATTGCCACTGGTCAGCCTCCAGATAGTGGGCTGAGCTACTCCAGACGCCTTAGCCAAAGCACCCTGAGACATGCCAGATAGTTCCATCGCCTGATTCAGGCGTTCTGCAAGAGTTTCTTTTTTCATGAGTTTAAATTTATACGCTTGCGTATTGATGGTCAAAACACGTTTAGCTATTGCCTAAATCAATACGCATTGCTATTATCAATCCACACCAATACTCATAGGAATTGGAATATGACGAACAAAACCATCCAGCGCGCCATTGATATAGCTGGTAGCCAGAAGAAATTAGCCGACCTGTGCGGTGTGGCGCAGCCGACGGTATGGCGCTGGTTGCACGGTGGCGGCATTGATGCCCGCTACGTAATGAAGATTGTCACTGCAACCAACGGCAAGCTTAAACCAGCAGATATCCGTCCTGATCTCGCCCAACTGCTTGGGGCGAATAACACAGCCGCTTAACGGCGGCCCTAACAACGAAAGGGAAAGCAATGCATTCACTTGCGTATCAACACAATACCGGAATACACCCGGGAGCGATGATAAACCGCGCTCAAGCTAAATCGGCGCCGAACCACGAAAAGATCCGCGATGCGGTCCGGGCATGGTCGTCGGCGCTGGACAATCAGGACGTCGTTTCGGCGCTGATCATCAACGAATACCGGGAGCAGGGCGGGACCGCTATCAGCTTTCCGGAAGACATTAGCCGGGCGCGCCAGAAACTTTTTCGCTTCCTGGATAACCGTTTCGACTCCGAACAGTACCGCGAGAACGTGCGCCAGCTGACACCCGCAATCATGGCGGTCCTGCCGGTTGAGTATCGCACTCGCCTGATCGGTGCCGATTGCAAAATGTCTCGCCTGGCTGAGGCCGAGAAAGAACTCGCAGAGGCTAAACAGGCCGTGCTTCTGGACGCTCCAGAGCATCAGAAGCTGAAAGAGGTGAGCGAGGGTATAGCGTCGCTGTTCCGCCTCATGCCGGAGCAGGTAGGCCCACTGATGACGATGGTTACATCGATGCTGGGGGTTATGTGATGGGAAGTATCAAAAATGGCGAAAGCCAGTCTGCGCGAACAGAACTGGCCTTCAGATGCAAATCGTGTGCACTCATTGCAGGAGGAATAATGGCAAAAAATCCACGCTATTACCATACCGCTGTACATAAAAACATAACCCGCGACCGCTTCATCCGCTCGGTTAACCCGATTGTTGCAGAGAAGATGCGCGCCATCCTGGAAGAACTGAAACGTAAGGAGAGTGGCCGTGGGTAACGTATCCAATTTAGCCGAAGCCAGAGAGGCCAGAAGGCTCCAGAAACCGCGTACGAATGGCGGTAAGGGGTTTGCCTTGCTGCACCGTAAAATTATGGATGTGCCGTTCTACAAGGACGCTGAAGCGGCTCATCTATGGGTTCACCTGCTCCTGCGCGCTAATCACGAACAGACACTGGTATCGACTGATGTCGGCGATGTGATCTGCGAACGCGGAGAGTTCATCACTGGGCGCAACACACTGGCAATGGAAACCGGTTTAACCGCTGATCGCGTTAAATCACTGCTCCGTAAATTCCAGAACCTGGGCATGATCACCACCAAATCGAACAACCGTTTTACTGTTCTGAAAGTGGTCAAATATGATGAATATCAGTCAAATTTTTGTCCAGCCGATGTCCAGCCAGTGTCCAGCGCAAACGCAGTCGTACCAATGCCTGTGGAGGTGGAGTGTCCAGCCGATGTCCAGCCAGTGTCCACAGATAACAATATATTAAATAACTCTCTTACTAACGTAAGAGAGAGTGCATCAGCAGCAGAAAAACCAGAGCAGAAAAAACCGTCTCTCAGTTGCGAGCAGGTGGTCGAGGTTTACCATCGCGTACTGCCGGAAGCACAGAGCATCAGAATCCTTACTGACAAACGCCGGGCCCTGATTCGCTCGTTCTGGCAGAAGGCCGGGAAAGTAACTCAGCAACTGGATGGCCATAAATTCACCCTGAGTGACTGGGAATCCTATCTGAGCTACATCGCCACCAACTGCCGCTGGATGCTGGAGAACCGCCCAGACCAGCGCACCGGGCGCACATGGCGCCGCAAGGCTCTCGAATACTTCCTGAATGTCGATGTCTACGCAAAAACGCGAGAGGGGGCCTGTGATGACCTCTGAAATCCTGACCGTACCTCACAACGTCGAAGCAGAGCAGAGCGTCATCGGCGGACTCCTGCTGGACGATGACAACAGCGAGCGTGTTCAAAAAGTGCTGACAATGCTCAAGCCTGAGTCGTTTTACATCCGGGTTCATCAGATCGTCTTTGCTGAATTACGTGACATGTTCCGAGCTAACAAGCCAGTCGATGGGTTGACGCTTTTCGACGCTCTGGAGAGCAAAGGACTTACGGAGCAGATCGGCGGTTTCGCCTACATCGCGCAGATCGCAAAAAACACACCGAGCGCTGCAAACATCGTGGCATACGCTGCATCAGTCCGGGAAGCTGCAATGGAGCGCTACGGTATCAGCCGCCTGACCGAAGCTACTGAGCTGCTGTATTCCCGCAACGGCATGACCGCCACGCAGAAGTACGAGGCCATTCAGGGTATTTTCACCCAGCTCGCAGACCATTCAAAAACCGGCAGCCGCCGAGGGTTGAGATCGTTTGGCGAGGTTATGGATGACTGGGTAGCAGATCTGGAGAAACGCTTTGACCCTTCAGGCGAACAGCGCGGCATGAGCACCGGCATCCCGTCACTCGACCGACTGCTGGCGCCGAAAGGTCTGGTTAAAGGCTCTCTGTTCGTAATTGGCGCAAGGCCAAAGATGGGCAAGACAACCCTGTACGGGCAGATGGCGATCAACTGCGCGGTTCGTGAGAAAAAGCCAGCTCTGATGTTCAGCCTGGAAATGCCAGGCGACCAGATCCTCGAAAAACTGGTTGGTCAGAAGTCTGGAGTTAACCCGAGCATTTTTTACATGCCAGCCACGGATGACGCCGATGACCAGTACCAGGGCGATTACGACGGCGACTTTAAGAAGGCGATCGCCACCGCCGGGCGATTGAGTGAAATCGACATGCTGTACATCGACGATACTCCTGGCCTGTCACTGGCGCACATCGTTAGCGAAAGCCGCCGAATCAAGCGCGAGAAGGGCTGCGTAGGAATGATTCTGGTTGACTACCTGACTCTGATGACCGCCGAAAAAGCCGACCGTAATGACCTGGCCTACGGGATGATCACCAAAGGTCTGAAGAATCTCGCCAAAGAGCTTGGCTGCGTCGTCGTGCTGCTGACCCAGCTCAACCGCGAACTGGAGAAGCGAGTGAATAAACGCCCGTTGCCGAGTGATTCCCGCGACACAGGACAGATTGAGCAGGACTGCGACTACTGGGTTGGTATCCACCGAGAAGGTGCTTTCGATGACAGCGTTCCGCCTGGCGAAACAGAGTTAATCCTGCGACTCAACCGCCATGGCAGTACCGGCACGGTTTATTGCAATCAGATCAACGGGGCAATTTACGACACAGACCAGCAGGCCGCCGCCGCAGAACGCCGCGGGCGTGAGCAGCAGCCGAAAAAGAAAGGGGGGTTCTGATGACCATAACAATCCGTGGGCAGATTCTTGCAGCCCTTCGTAATAATCCGGGCCTGAACAGTGGGCGTATTGCCAAGATGATCGGCATGACCACCAAAAAGATGTCAGGCACGGTCAGCTCGCTCCTGGCAGACGGCCTGATCACCTGTGAGGGAAAGCACGGCCAGCGGCTTTATCGGCTGACCGATTACGGCATGAAATACGCACCGGAAACCATACCGGCCATGCCAAAGGGAAATTCGAAGCTGGTGCAGCGCACAGAGACGAACGTGATCTGCCAGGAGTGCCGCAACAGTCCGGCGATGAGAAGGGTATTGATGGTTTGGGGGAGGGTAGGGGTATGAGCGTGAAACGTTATAGATACGATTTTCAGTCTGGCCTTGTTGCAGACGACAAAGGCGGCTTGGTGAGTTATGCAGATTACGAAAAGCTGGCTTCTGAGAACGCTGGGCTAAAAGATGCCATTAGCTGCCATGCCGCTGGATTTACTGTCTGCGAAGCTTGTGGGGAAGAAAACATATCCGGAAATGATGATGTCTGTCGTGCCCTGAATGAAACCCCGGCGACCGACGCCTTCCTGGCTGAAGTGCGTGCGCAGGGTGTGGAGATGTGCTCAGCCGAGATACAGAAACAAACCTGGGATGAGCGAGAAGGTGATGGGATGGTAGCGGCAATTGACGCTATGGAAATCTATGCACTTCAGCTTCGAAAAGGAGTGCAGTCATGAGCAACATCGACAAACGCGCATTACGTAAAACCGCCGAAAAACATGGAGATGACTACATCCTGGCGCTGCTGGATGAGCTGGAAGCCGCAGAGTCGCGGATTGCTGAGCTGGAGGCGCGGGAGGTGAACCTTCCAAAGCTCAGCGTTGGCGAAGTGATGCACATGAGCGGATTCAGTCGGGATTATGCCGAGGGGTGGTGTTCTGGTAACGACAATGCCATTCACGAGATTCATGCAGCTGGCGTGAAGGTGGCCGCCGCAGCCGGTAAAGGAGAGTGATATGGCTGAAAAATGCCTCCGCTGTGTAACAGGGATGATCGGCGCGACGAAGATTTATCAGGGCGACTGGGAGCAAAGCGTTGCCTTGTTTGAAAAGAAAATCGCCGACTGGAATGAGCGCACGCGTCATTACGCGATCCCTCACCCGGGTTTTGCCAATAAGTTTAACCATTGCCCAATGTGCGGTAGAAAGGTTGAGGACTAACCCATGACATTAACCAAAGAATGGCTCCTGACGACCATCGCGGAGCTTGAAGAAGAGCGTGATGCGACGCCAGGCGCTGTAAACGAAGACGCGACCAATGCTCTGGCTGCGATGAAGCTGGCGCTGGCATCGCTCGAAGCGGAGCCAGATTACATGCGCTATGACTGCGGTTGCTGTGGCTGGGAAACAATTGAGGACTGGCGAGAAAACGACGTCTGCCCGAAATGCAATCATCATCCTATGGGTAAAACGCCGCTTTACACCGCCCCGCCAGCGCCGGTATCTGAGCATGATGAACTGCTATCAGCAATGGAAGAAGTTCTGCATATCTCAGACCGTGACCACGACGCATGGCACAAGGCTAAGGCCGGCATCTTATCCTGCCGCGCCTCCATGCTTCGGGGTGCCGAACCTGTAACGACGGCTAACAAGTTACCAGACGGTTTGGTGGCTTGCAGTGAGTGGATGCCGGACGATGACGGAAGTTATTGGGGGTGGTGGAGCGAAAGCAAACGGCAAGGACCTGTGTGGTTCATCAAGAGCGAATTACAAGCGCAATTCCAGAGCAATGAGATAACCCACTGGATGCCACTGCCTGCGGCACCGAACTAGGATGTTCTAAAGGCGGCCATATGCCGCCTTTTTTTAAAGTTGCGACAGCATTTTTAATACATCCTCAGGTTTAGTGCTGTTGCTTAAGCTAAATAAAACCTCGCCTTTTGCTGAGTCACCCCTTATTTCGATTTCAAGAGTATCGTGGTTGTATGAAATTGCGTATTTTTTGTTGGTATCTTCGCTTTTCCACCACACCATATTTGCAAGGCTGCCTTTATGGGTTCTAATTTCCATAGAGCCAGGCATCGCTTTCCAAATGACGCCGCCAATTAGCGTAAGGGCAACGACACCAACATTTTTAGCGTGATGTTCGGATCGTTCCATTACTCCTTGGGCATACTGGTGTAGAATTTCTATATCCTTTGCCTTAATGGCCATGTCATTTTCCTTATGATGATATGTATGAAATTGAGGACTTTTGAGAGCCTTTATCATGTCAGAAATCAACATAGCATCAAAGAGCCAGGAAGAACGTGACAAGGTTAATGTTGACCTCGCGGCCTCCGGAGTAGTGTACAAAGAGCGCCTGAACATGCCGGTTATTGCCGAAGTTGTGATGCGCGAGCAGCCCGAGCATTTACGCGATTACTTCCTTGAACGCCTGAAGTTTTATCGTGAGAAGTCGATAACTTTACCGAAAGGTACCGATCCGGTTTACCTAAAGCAGGAGAGTTAATGATGCAAAAAGTGAAGGTTTTCACGCGAGAACATTTCAGCGACTATATGGATGCTGAATATATCTATTCTACCCGGCAGGGTAGGAATGGGCCGGTAGCAAATCATCAAATCACTATAGAAAAGAGTGAACTAAGTGATGGGCTTTTCCAGGATACGCCCTACAAAATGGGTGTAAGTTTGAACGTGGTTGGGTCCGAAGATGGGTATAGAGATTATTATTTCGTCCACGATACAGCCGATGGGTATGTTTTTCAGACTAACCCAGAATAATTGATTTTCTGAAATCATCTAGCCATAATTAAGTCGCATTCGGCCTGAACACCCGGTTGCGACTTCTGCGCATTTAAGGGGACTTAAATGCGACCACAATCTGAACTCCTCACCTTGTCACAGATGCAGAAATGCACCTGCGATTTTCTTCATTCTGCGTTACCTCTCGGAGGTGGCGTATGAAGCAGCACTACTGCATCGTCAATGACACCGTTAAAGAGAACCTCATCGCGTACATTCGCACCCTGCCGGTAAACCCTCGCGCGCCGATGGTGGTCGAGGCCCGGGAAGAGACGCGAACCGATAAGCAAAACCGTCTTATGTGGCCGCTGCTGAAGGACCTGTCTGACCAGGTTGTCTGGCACGGCGAAAAGCTGACCCGCGAGGAATGGAAGGACCTCATCACCGTTCTGGTGAATCAGACTCAGGACCAGGAGCAGAAATCCGCGCCGGGCATCAACGGCGGCCGCGTTTATTTCGGCGTCCGCACATCCAAATCCAGCAAGCGCTACATGGTCGATGTCATCGAGGCGATTTACTGGTTCGGCACCGACCGCGGCGTGAAGTTCTCCGAAGCATCCAGTAAGCGCATTGCCTGGGCGCAAGAGTGGAGGGCTTCCCGTGGGTAATCCTCTCGCTCGCGTCATCACCAACGAAATATTCCGCGTTCCGGCGCGCCGCAAGCGTAAGCCCGCGGTTAATCCGTCCGACATCCCGACGATGAAAGACTACACCGCCCGCCTGGTGGATCAGAAATGGCTGCGTCTCGCGGCACGGAGGAATCATGCGTAAACCATCACGCCGTAAGTGCAAAGTATGCGGCGAATACTTCGTGCCGAAATTCCATGACATCCGGATCCGCTGGTGCTGCCCGGAACACGGCGCAATCCTCGCAATGGAAGAACGCGAGAAGGAGAAGGTTAAAGCCGCCGCTAAGCGCATTAAGGAGCAGAAAGAGGCAGAGAAGGCTGGGCGCAAACGACGTAAGGAGAGGCTGGCAGAGCTACGGCCAGCAGGTTACTACAAAGCGCAGGCTCAGCAGGCATTCAACGCCTACATCCGCGCGCGTGATGCTGGTTTGCCATGCATCAGCTGCGGCGAGACCAACCCTCCTGATCTGCATGGCGGCCAGTGGGACTGCGGCCACTTCAAAACGGTCGGCGCTAATCCTGAGCTGCGATTTGAAGAACGCAACGCCCATAAGCAGTGCAAATCCTGCAATGCCGGGGCCGGCAAGTACACCGCCAAAGAGGCGACGGTCGCGCAGCAATACGAAGCTGGCCTGGTCGCTCGTTACGGTCAGGAATACGTCGACTGGCTCAACGGTCCCCACGAAATGACCAACTACCGCCGGGAAGACTTCATCCGGATCCGCGATGAGTACCGCGCCAAGCTCAAAGCACTGAAACAGCGGGAGGCAGCATGAACTATACCGACTTCCTCCGGTATCAGGCAGAAAGCGTTAAGCGCGCCAGCATGCCGCCAGTAGCAAAGCACAGCCAGACCAAAACCAACCAGCCACAGAAGGAAGCCGCATGAACAGTCAGCAACTGGAATACGTACGTCAGCAGCTTATTGTGGCGACCGCAGATTTGAGCGGGGCGACGAAAGGGCAACTGGTAGCTTTCGCCGAGAACGCGCAGTTCACCGCGACGGCGCGCAGTCGGGGCCGGAAGAAAATCACCGACCCGGTCACCGGTCGGAAAGTTAACCCTGATGGCCCGGCGATGAGCGGCAGTCAGTCCCGCGCTAAGGGCTCATCTATTGCGCTGATCAGCCCGGTAGAGTTCGGTACCGCGTCATGGCGCCGAGCTGTGCTGTCTCTGGAAGACCACCAGAAAGCCTGGCTGCTGTGGAACTACAGTGAGAACGTTAGCTTCGAGCACCAGGTGGCGATCACCCAGTGGGCGTGGGCAGAGTTCCAGGAGCAGCTCGGAACTAAGAAGGTGGCCGGAAAGACAATGCAGCGGCTGAAGAAACTGATATGGCTGGCGGCGCAGGACGTCAAAGCTGATCTTGCAGGGCGTGAGACGTACGAATACCAGGCGCTCGCGGAACTGGCGGGCGTGGCGAAATCCACCTGGACAGAAACCTATCTGCCTCACTGGCTGGCTATGCGTAACAGCTTTAAGCGACTCGATAGCGGTGCGCTTATCTCAGTAACGCGATCACGTTCACAACAAAAGGCGGCAAATTTAGATGTAAGTCTTGCAAAACCGAACTGAAACGCATATATTTCATGTAAATCTGATATCGTCGCCATAGCTTTGATTGTCGACACAAAGAATTCAAGCCCGAGGTTAACGCCTTGGGCTTTTTCGTATCTGCACAACAGGTAAGAGCATTGAACCCGTAGACCTCGCGGATTGGTGAAAGGTGCCGCGCAGTGCTCTAACCGTTGTGGTGAATGCGCAGGCTGATGCGCTGGATATGAGATGGTCGTCCGGGTTGATCGCCGGGTAGCGACCAGAGAAGTGCCTAAAATGATGGGGTGGCTCCCAATGCCGGAAAAACAGTGCCGGTCATCACACACAGAACCCACTACCTGGGACCCTTCGGCCAGAGAGCCGACATTGCCTTACCCTCATCTTCCCGGCCTGTCGCCGGGTTTTTTATTCCAGGCTCCGGGAACCATCATCGACACGCCTACTTGTTAAATCGTCCCGAGGGCCTGACCTAATCAACCAGCACCAAGCAGGTGCGAACATGAAGAAAACCACTATGCAAGACAGACCAGATACCTGGGCGGTGATGCTTGCGTGGCTTGTAAACCACAAAAACGAAGCTGGCTATTCGGTACTGGCTTTTGTCATGTCGATACTCGCTACCTCGCGCGGCGCGAAATCAAAGTGGAAAGACCGGATCGCCGGCGCAACGATGTGCGGGATCCTTTGCTTCTTCGCTCAGCCGACACTCACGGCTATATGGGCAATCTTCAACTGGAATTTCCCCCCTGAGCTTTGCTGGCCTATCTCGGCTGGCGTCGGGTATGTGGGGGTGGATTCGCTTTTTGCCTATGCGCGCCGTCGCCTTGGCCTGAATGAACCGGGAGACAAGGCAAATGCTGACCCTCAGTAAATTCCAGCAAGCAACCGGCACCAGTGCGGCACTGGCCGGGAAGTGGTTTCCTGTCGTGCTGGCAGCAATGCAGAAGTACGACATAAGCACACCGTTAAGGCAGGCGCACTTCCTCGCACAGGTGGGGCATGAATCATCTGGCTTCGTTCATGTGGAAGAGAGCCTGAATTACCGATACGGCGCGTTGCTGGCGATGTTCGGCAATCGAATTAGCCAGGAAGACGCTTTCAAATATGGCCGTGTTGACTCGGGCCAGAATGCTCACCCGGCCGACCAGAAAATGATTGGCAGCATCATCTACGCCAACCGGAACGGGAACGGCGATCGCAACAGTGGTGATGGATATCGTTACCGCGGGCGCGGCCTGATTCAGGTGACGGGGAAAGCGAATTACGCCGCGCTGGTGAATCAGCTTGGCGTTGATATCGTGAAGAGCCCGGAACTACTTACTCAGCCTCAATATGCCGCTGAATCCGCAGCTGCCTGGTGGAGCAATCACGGACTTAATGCTATCGCTGACTCAGATGATGTTAGCCGCATCACCAGAATCATCAACGGTGGTACCAACGGACTGGAGGACAGGAAAGCCCGCTTGACTAAAGCTAAGGGGGTTTTATGTTCGGGTTAATCAGTTTATTCCGCATTTTCAAAAATAATGCGCACATTCTCATTCCTTGCGCGTTCATCATCCTTGTCGCTATCTGCCTGTGGGGGCTTAATGCCCGCAACCAACAGCTGACAGCGACTAACGACAGGCTGACACAGCTTAACGACGGCAAGGATGTGCAGATCAACGACCTGAGGGCTAAAAATGACGATCTGGCGGGGAGCGTTAAAGAACTTGCTGGCGCCGTTAACAGGCAAAACGTGGTCATGTCTGAAGTCGCAGAGCAAAGGGCTGAATCGGCAAAGCAGAACCGAATGCTACAGAGCGAGATTAAGCGCTACCTGGCGGCAGATAAGTGCGCTGCTGCTCCTGTTCCTGATGCCGCTGTTGAGCGGTTGCGCTCAGCAGCAGAAGCCGCCCGTGGAATACCGGGTGATAAAGCAGCCGGCCCTGAACCTTCCGGCGGATCTGACGTCGCGCATTGATGTGCCGGATCTGCCAGACAATCCCTCATACGGTGACAGTGTTTCGATGAACGCGACGCTTTATGGAATTGTCGGGCAGTGCAATTACGACCGGGCGGCAATACAAAGAATCGAACAGGGAAAGATTAAATAAAGGGAGTCGCAGATTAAGAGATCAAGAGATTTTTAGTTATCATAAATCCTGATGGTTAATCTGGACACGTGTCGATTTATGGATATTTTAAACAATTCTGCTAACGTTCCTTTGTGGACATTTTTTACAATGGTAGGTGCCATTATCTCAGCGTTTGCTGCAATAGCTACAGCAGTAATAGCCTTTTGGGCAGCTAAATCTTGGATCCAACAAGAAAGGCATAATCAAATGGTGAGACTTAAAAGAGCATCTTTTGAGTACCGAGTAGCCGTTGAAAGAGCTGGGAAATTTGGAAAGGATTATCTTAGGTTGGATGATTTCATTGACTCTACTATGAAACCCGCTCTTGCTGTTGCTTTTCATGAGTTAGTCCTTGCTGGTCTTGAAGGAGAGCAAAATGAAGTTGGCAAGCGATATGAAGAGTTATTCATGAGTCATGAGTTATACAGACAACGCGAGATAAGTTGGAGGGAGCTCCTCCAAGCCGCAGTTGACTTTCAGATATCCATTAAGGTTACTTTTTAAAATAGCCGCCTCCGGGCGGTTTTTTGTTTCCATCACCATGGGTATTCCCATCGTAATGGCAATATCCCCACAAGCGGATAAAGAGGCTCTCAATGTCCGACATCTACCAAATCACGCTAACCACCCAAACAGGTGAAACCTTCACGGGCAAGATGTCACGACGTCAGCCTGAGTTGGTAAACGGCTTTGTGCCGCTGGCGACCGAGACGGGCGAGTGGCTTTACTTCGCTCCGGCCGATGTGAAGCGCGTGCAGTTTACGCCGGTACCGGCAGATCAGATCGAACAGCCAGAAGAACAAACAACGGAGTAACGAATGAGCAAACCGGACTGGGAGGCCATCGAGACGGCGTACCGGGCCGGAGTGATGTCCCTCCGAGAAATAGCTTCACAGCACGGTATCAGCGAAGGCGCTATCCGCAAGCGTGCCAAGCGTGACGACTGGTCGCGTGATCTGAATGCGAAGGTGAAAGAACGAGCAGACGATCTGGTACGCAAAGCTGAGGTACGCAAACAGGTACGCAGTGAAGTCACTTTTAATGAACGCGTACTCATCGAAGCGACGGCTGAGGTAATCGCCAATGTCCGTATGGAACATCGCGGTGACATTAAGCGCGCCCGGCAGATAACTAGTGCCCTGTTTGATGAGTTGGGGGCGGAGTGCGCAGACGTGGCCGCATTGGAAAAGCTCGGAGAGCTGATGTACGACCCCGACGACAAAGGCCAGGACAAGCTCAATGAGATTTACCACAAGGTCATAAGCATGCCGGAGCGCGTTAAGTCAGTTAAGGCACTGAGCGACGCGCTGAAGAACCTGATAGGGCTTGAACGACAGGCCTACGACATAGACGGGCCTGAAGGCGACAACTCTGTTAAGCAAGTTTCTGACCTGATGGATTCATTGTCTCAGGGGGCGTAATGAAACCTGAGCACATCAAACTGCTGGCCGACAAAGACTGGCGGCTGAATAACCTTTACTGGATCACCGACAAAGAGGGTAAGCCCACGCGCTTCAGGATGACGCCTGAACAGCGGGAATACTTCGAGGGGATCCACACTCGCAACATCATCCTGAAAGCTCGCCAGCTCGGTTTCACCACTGAGGTGTGCATTATCCAGCTCGACGCGGCCCTGTTCGAGTCGGCGAAGTGCGCCCTGATTGCCCATACACTGAATGACGCAAAGCGCCTGTTCCGCGAAAAGGTGAAGTACGCATACGACAAGCTTCCAGCAGAGATAAAGGCGGCCAACCCGGCCAGCAACGATTCGTCTGGCGAGCTCGTTTTTAAGAAGGGCGGATCACTCTACGTCAGCACGTCATTTCGTGGCGGCACGTTGCGTTACCTGCACGTTTCCGAGTTCGGGAAGATATGCGCCAAGTATCCTGACAAAGCCCGTGAGATCGTCACTGGTGCGTTTGAGGCGGTATCGACCGGATGCTTCGCTACTATCGAGAGCACAGCAGAGGGCCGGGCGGGTTACTTCTTCGATTACTGCCAGACGGCAGAGAAAGCACTGTTGCAGGGTAAGCCCTTATCCGCACTGGACTGGAAGTTTTTCTTCTTCTCCTGGTGGAAGAATCCGCAGTACGCAATCGACCCAGTTGAATCGCTGCCGGCGCGCCTGCTTGAGTACTTCGCCGAGATGGAGGCTAAGCACGGCGTAGTCGTCAACGAACGCCAGAAAGCCTGGTACTACGCCAAAGAGAAAACGCTCGGCGACGACATGAATCGCGAATACCCGACCATTCCGGCCGAGGCCTTCCAGCAGTCTGTCGAGGGCGCGTATTACGCCAAACAGTTCCGCTGGCTCTACACCAATAAGCGGATCGGCCAAATCCCTGATAACTCGCACCTCCCGGTACACACGTTCTGGGATATCGGTGTGGGTGACTCCACGGCGATCTGGTTCGTTCGCGAGGTTGGCGAAGAGTTCCATATCATCGACTACTACGAAAACTCTGGTGAAGGCCTGCGGCATTACATGAAGGTGCTGAAGGATAGGGGTTATGAGTACGGTGAGCACTGGGGGCCGCACGACATCGATAACCGTGAATTCGGTGCTGACGCCAAATCCCGCAGAGAACTTGCCCGTGAAGGGTATGAAATCGACGGGCAGGTTTACAGCATGACGTTTCAGGTGGTTCCGAAAGTCGGAATAGACACCGGCATTGAGTCGGTTCGCGAAATCCTCCCGTCCTGTGTATTCGATGAGGAGAAGTGTGCCGAGGGCATATCTCACCTCGAGGGCTACCGCAAGGAGTGGGACGACAAGCGCGGCTGCTGGAAAGATAAGCCGCTTCATGACTTCACATCACACGGCGCTGACAGTTTCCGCTACTTTGCCGTAGCGAAGAACAACCACAAACAGGTCGGCGCAGTATTCTTCTAAGGAGCTCATCAGTGAGTGAATTAAGCACCGGGGAGCAGTTCCTCGTTAATGCCCTTGCTGATGCTATCGGGCGGCAGCGCATGCTGTACGCGGGCCAGCCGGGAAATACCAAACGCACAAAGTTATGGGATGAGTTCGGTTATCCAAATAGTCTCGAGTTCGACCGCTACTACCGGGCCTATGAGCGCAACGCGGTGGCGTTTGCCGCCGTTCATAAGCTTCTTGATTCGTGCTGGGTTGATAACCCGACGATCATCGACGGCGACGACGGAAAGGAGTCAACCGAGACAACGGAATGGGAGAAGTCAGCTACTAAATTGCTGAAGAAACACTGGCCGAAAATTAAGGATGCGGATCGCCGTAACTTGGTTGGCCGGTACTCGGCATTGCTCATTCAGTTCCGGGACGGCAGAGAATGGCACGAGCCGGTAGACCGAGCGAAGGTTAAATCTCTGAGGAATATCGGTAGCGGACCCATCGTTAAGCTGATCCCCGCGTGGGAATCGCAGATCAAGCCGGGCAACTTCGATACTGACACGCTTTCAGAAACTTATGGCCAGCCAGTTTCGTACAACTTCAACGAGCAGCCCGTAGGCGATGATGGCACGTATGGTCCGGTACGCGGCGTTACAGTACACCCTGAGCGAATCATCATCCTCTGCGAAGGCTCGGAAGACGAAAACATGCTCTCTGGCGTGCCTTTCCTGCGCGCGGGCTACAACAAACTTCTCGACCTTGAAAAGGTATCGGGTGGTAGTGCCGAAGGGTTCCTGAAGAATGCCAGTCGCCAGCTCGGGATTGCGTTCGACAAAGAAACCAACATTGCGAACCTGTCAAAGCAAGCCACAGACGCTGGCTACAAAGACCTGGGCGAAGCGCTCAACGACAAAGTCGCCAAGATGAACCGTGGCACTGATTCTGCCCTGGTAATGCAGGCAGGCACGCCGTCGGTGCTCTCCGTTGCAGCAGCCGATCCATCCCCTACATGGACGGTGGCCGCCAACGAGTTTGCATCTTCGATTCAATGCCCGTTCACCATACTCTTTGGTCAACAGACGGGGCGCCTTGCTTCAGATGAGGACAAGACGGACTGGGCGAAGCGCTGTAACGGCCGCCGATGGGGATTCCAGTCGATGGTGGTCGAGAGCGTGCTTGAGCGCTTCTGGACAGTAGGTGTCATTGACCCGCCTACATCCGGAGAGGTTACGCTGGCATGGTCTGATCTGCTCGCACCGAGTGAGAAAGAGAAGATTGCCAACATGCAGGCAATGGCTGTCGTGGCGAAAGATACCCAGCAGGCATACGGCACTCCGACAGTGGATGAAAACGAAATCCGCGCAGTTGGTGAGCTTGAGCCTCGCAAGGTCGTGCAGCCACCTGACCCTGATGTAAAGCAAACCGATAAGGATCCGCTGACAGATGATGATGACAGCGCAAACCAGAATCGGGACGCCAATCGTACAGCGCAATAAAGCTGACCCGACGCAGTCCTCGCGACAGGTTAGCCGGATGTTCAATGATATCGAAGGCCGGTATCTGAGCATTAAGCGCAGGCTAAAGGCACTCTTTGACCAAAGGCTGACAGGACAGCAGCGAGAGGCGAACGTGCAGCGGTCATGGATGATGTGTAACAACGAAGGTGCAGAGCCTTCGCTGTATCAGGTCAATGCCGGTAAGTTCCTCTATGACATGACAGCTGCTGAACTGGCCGACCTGCTGCAAGTTGTGCAGTCGATTCTGGATGATGAGCTTCTTGATGGCGGCAGCCAGAACCTGTGGGCGATGGACTACGTCATTGCGGAATATGACCGCGGCACGCTAAACGCCTTCACCAACCTGTCGGTGCAGTCTCAGGTGTACGCCAGTCAGACTACGCTACAGCAGCTTTTAAGCAGCCCGGGCTACCTGAACCAGATTGCGGCGGCCAGGCTGACAACGTTCAGTGACTGGAAGGTCATCAGCGATACAGCCCGCGGCGACCTGGCCAACATCATCACCGATGCGTTAGCGCGCGGGGTGAATCCTCGCGAGACGGCCAGCGTCATCAGCAAGCGCCTCGATGTGTCGATGTCGAAGGCCAAAACCATCGCCCAGACTGAGCATGTCGGCGCGCTGAGGCAGGCACAGTGGAACGAAACGGACTGGGCAGCCGACAGGCTGGGGCTGAATACCGGCCTACTGTGGTTGTCAGCGCTCAAACCAACGACGCGCACCTGGCACGCCAGCCGTCACGGCAAGGTCTACACCACAGAAGAGGTGCGGGACTTCTACGCCGAGAATGGCAACCGGTACAACTGCTATTGCAGCCAGATTCCGGTGCTTCTCAACGACGACGGCAGCATATTCAACGAAGGGCTGGCGGATAAGCTGAAGAAAGAGAGAAATGCCTGGCAAACTTGATTTTTTGCTGAAATGATAATGCCTTACAGGATAAGTGAGGTTAAAAATGGATTCAAAAAACGCAGACTTTAAAATTAAAAAGGTCAGCTTTGACTGGAAGGAAATCAACAAGTCAGAGCTTTCAAGTAGTTATAGGGTCGTGTGTAAAGTTATATTTGAGGGCGGATTGGAAATTGAAGGAAGCAATTTTTATACTTGGTATAAACCAAACGCGAACCCTCTTGGCCCTATAAATTATGGGAATGCAGAAATTAATGCAGAGCATGAGGCATTTAAATTAGCTTTATCGCGTGCTCATGAAATTTTTACTTCTCAAACCGTGCCCAGATAAAGCAATCAATAGTATAAACATTCAATGAATATAGGTCGCCACGGCGGCCTTTTTTATTGCCTGCAATCCACCAATGAGGACCCAGCATGAAACGCAACCGCGTTAACGTGCTGACCGTCGTCAACTCCGCTTCAAACATCACCACTGAAACCATCGACGACAAGCCACATATCGTGGTTCGCGGCATCACGCCTGTCGTGGACGATATTGTGATGAACCGGAAGTTGTACCCGGCAGCAGAAATCGAAAAGGCCTACAACACGCTCGAGCGTAACCCGATGCCGCTGGGCCACCCGAAAGTGGACGGCAAGCATGTGTCGGCGCGCGATGTCCGGGCGGTGAACGAGTACCACGTCGGCGCCTGGCTACAGAACGTAAGCCATAAAGACGGGAAGGTGACCGGCGACATGTACGTTAACCGCCAGTACGCCGAATCCAGCGACAAGGGCAAGCGCCTGATTAACCGCCTGGATGAGATGCTGGCCGGTACCAACTCCGACCCGATTCATATCTCGACAGGCCTGCTGTATTCCGGTATCGCCGCCAACGGCGAGTCGAAGGGCAAAAAGTACAACGAGATCGCCACCAACATGATGTTTGACCATGTGGCGGTGCTGCTTGATGAGCCCGGCGCCGGTACGCCGGAGGAGGGCGTGGGCATCTTCGTTAACTCAGAAGGTGATGAGCAACAGATTGAAGTTGTCCGCCTTGCTGACGGAATCGACTGCACCCGCGATGGCCTGATCAACAAAACCAAATTCTTCTTCACAAATGCCTCCAACTTCTCTTTTGACGACATCTCCCGCGCCATCAGCGACAAGCTGCGCGAGGGTGAAGCCGAAGATAAGTGGCTTTGGCCTGAAACGGTGTGGCCGGACAGCTTCATCTACCGCAATGACAACAAATACCTGAAGCAAAAGTACCTCATCGATGACGACGGCAAGGCCGTGTTCGTCGGCGAACCTGTAGAAGTCGTGCGCAAACCCACTGAGTACGAGATTAAAACCAACGGAGAGAACGATCCGATGAAAGAACTGATTATCAATGCGCTGCAAGCCGCTGGTAAGCCGACCGAAGGCAAGTCCGACGCCGAGCTGATGGACGCATACAACCAGATGAAGGCCGAAGAAGCCACCGCCAAGAAAAAAGGCGATGAAGAAACCGACCCGGAAACCGGCAAGCCCAAGAAAAAAGAGCAGGCCACCAATAACGAAGAGATGCCAGCGTGGGCGAAAACACTCGCCGATCGCGTGGACGTCGTTTTCAACAGCCTGAACGCTAACGCCGACAAAGAAAAAGGCGAAAAGCGCGCGGCTGTGAAGCTGGGGATGAACATGAGCGATGAAGAAGTCGAAGATCTGGACGGTAAGGCGCTCGACGCGATGTATGCCAAGTGCCAGACCTCTTTCGGCCTGAACGGTGCATTCCGCCATCAGGCTACTAACAACCAATCAGTCAGCGAAATGCCGGAGTAAAAAATGGCTAAAGACGGAAAGCATATCATCCACGCCGGCGGCGTGTTCCCTAATCCGCTTCTTAACCGTGAAGGCGCAGCTGCGGCATCAACCCCTCCTGGAACCATTGGCTTCTTCAGTGCAGCGGACAAGTTCACTGCCTCTGTAGATGGCAATGAGGCTGCAATTCTGTATGTGGCCAACAAAGACTATCTGCGCTGCCTGTCAGTGGACGACGCTATCCCTGCTGGCGAGCTTGTCGTAGGTATTCAGCCTCTGCCGGGCATGTTCCTCAACGTTCGTGCCGCAGCCGGCACCTACACCAAGGGACAGGCGCTCTCTATTGCAAATGGTCGAGTCAAGGTGGCTGCTGGCGATGAGTCAGTGCGCTGCTACGTCGAGGAAGACAAATCATACACAGCGGCGGCAGGTGATCTGCTTCGTGTCGTAATCAAATAAGGAGCGGATATGTTTGTATTCTCCAAGTCTATCGGTGAAAAGACCGGTAACCTCGCGGTAAATCAGGCGCAATGGCGCGCTCTTGAAATTGAGCGAAACGCCAGTGCTCAGGCAGCAGCGGATTTCTTGGCGCGCACTCAGTTCCGTGGCGATGCAGAAAACGCTCCTTATCTCGATGCGGTGAACGCAGTTGACGATATTCGTCGCCTGTATCGCGCTTTCGACACAACTGTTCTTCAGCAGTTCGAGCCGAATACCGAGTTCACTCTGCTGAACGATCTAATGCCGCTTTCTCGCTCCGTTCGAATCGAACAGTCTCGTTACGACTACGCTCGTACCGGTGGCCGCGGCTGGGCTCACACTTCCATGTCCGGACAGGTCGGCGCGGCACTCGATGCTCGTAGCTATTCCTTCGATGGCACCATGGTGCCTATCCACGACTCGGGCTTTAAGTTCGAATGGCGTGATCCAATTTTCAACAGCCCGCAGGCATTGCAATCGCAGGCTGATGCGCAGCGTGGTTCGGTTGAAGACGTTCAGCGTCGTTACGTTGACTACATCTTCAACGGCTTCCGCGACAAAGCTGGCAACTTCGCAGTGTTTGACGGTCTGACCTGGAAAGGGTTGCGTGACGATGAGCGCGTAGCGCAGATCGACCTTGGCGCTTCAGGCCTGAACATCGATTTTACCTCTGACACAGCAACGTCTCAGGACATCCGCGCTGGAGCAATCGCACTGCGTGATCAGATGCGTCGCGTAAACAATCAGTATGCAGAGCAGACCTGGTATGTATCCGGCGAAATCATCTCCAACCTGGAACGCTACTTCTCCGACAACTTCCAGTCCGGCACGATCATGGATGAAATCCTGAAACTGACCGGTGTTGCAGCGATTAAAGAAGACAGCCAGCTCACAGGTAACGAAATCGTCATCGTTCCACTGAGTGCAGGCGTCATCGCTCCAATCGTCGGCCAGGCTATCGGTACCGTTGCATCTCCGCGGCCGGAGTACAACAGCGACTACATCTGGCGCACCTGGGGTGCAATGGGGTTGATGGTCAAGCAGGACATCGACAACAAATACTCCGTAATTCACGCATCAAGCTAAGGATAAATTATGGCACTGGTAGAAATCGTGGCAAGTAACCTGCACGCCGGTGCCAACCTCCGCAAACTGGAGGTTGGTTCGGTGGTGGATGTGGACGACGCAACAGCTGAGCGCTGGATCAGCACTGGCAAGGCGAAGGAGACCGATAAGAAGAAAGGCGAGAAGCTTGCCTTCGAAGTGGCTACGCCGTCATCGCCGTCAGGCGATCTGTCTGTCCTGCAAAAGCAACTCGCCGACGCACTGGAGCAGAACCAAAAGCTAATCGCCGATGGTGAAGCTAAAGACAAGGCTCACGCCGACGCACTGGCAGCAGAAACCAAACGCGCTGACGAAGCCGAAGCAGCATTGGCGGAAGCAATCAAGAAGGCGAAATAACCATGGCTGACCCAATCACAGCGGCAGACGTGCAGGCGTTCCTCGGTGAATTGGGTTACTCCATCCCGGGCGCGCTGCTGGAGCCGATTCTCTGCGTGGTAAACAAGATCATCCCGTGCCTCGATGGCGCGGGGTATGACGAGTGCACCGCGAAGTTGATCCTGATGTACGCAGCAGCGCTGATGGCTACGTCTTCCGGTGCGCGCCGCATCAAATCGCAGGGTGCACCGTCTGGTGCGTCCCGCTCGTTTGAATATGGCGACGACAGCATCACCTGGCTTCGCGACTCACTGGCCCGTCTCGATACCAGCGGTTGCGCCAGCGAGTTGCCGATCAGCGCCGGAAACAGTGTCGGCCTGTTCATGGTGGTCGGAGGCTGCTGATGACGTACAAATCAGTTAAGCACGGTCTGCCGCGTTCGTTCACCCGCGTCTGGGTGATGACCGACACCGGGCGGGAGACTACCGGCTACGTGAAATCGGATGGCGAGTGGTTCATCAATTGCCCGCGCATCCGGGCGACTGGCGCGAAGGTGCTGAGGTGGAAAGATGGCTGAAAATTATGAAGTCCATGCCTTTGAATGCGAAGACAACTGGTCGCTGTTCATCTGGATAAACGACTCCGGCGTTAAGTTTATTGGCCGGCATGCTGAAACTTACGAGAAAGCCAAAGCTGACTTTCTGGAGCAGGCTGATGCTAGGCGCCTCGCCAGCCAATCAGGCTCGATGCGGCCTCTTGATGATTTCAGAATCGTTGAGAAGGTGGAGGTATTCGCTCTATGAGCAGCGTTGCCAACTGGTCTTACACCGCCACGGCGACCATCTGGCGCAAACTGGAAGGTAATGACGAATACGGCGATCCGCTTGGTTATGCCGGACCTGAGCAAATCCTCTGCGATTATGAGGGCGGACTCAGCAAGAAGTTAGCCAGCCTGGGCGCTGAAATCGTCGTGAAAAATACCGTCTGGACGGAGTTTGCGCTGGCCGCCGCGGGTGATTACCTGCTGATTGGTGTGTCGACCGAGGCTGACCCGGTTGTCGCCGGTGCCGACGAGGTGCGGCAAGTTATCCGTTACGCCGACACGTTCGAGCGCCTTGCGGATGATTACGCCATCCTGACGGTAGTGTAGCCATGGGCATCAAAGTACGCGGCGTTAAGCAGTCGAAAGCCGGGCTCAACCGCATTATCAACGACGTGAAAGGGCGCAATGTTGTCCGGGCATTACAGTCAGCGATGATAATCGGCAGCTCCCAGGCCGCGTTGTACACTCCGATCGACACCTCAACACTGCTTAATAGCCAGTATCGGGAGTTGATAAACAACGGCGTTCGGCTGACAGGTCGGGTGGGATATGCGTTCAACTATGCTGTTTTCGTTCACGATCCGAATGTGCCGCAAACCTTCCGTCGCGCCACCGCGCAGAAAGAGTTCCTCACCAAAGGCTTTGAAGACACCCGCAGCCAGATTGATGCCGTGATGCGCAAGGAGCTTTCAGTATGACACCAGCCATGTATGAGCGAGTGCGTAACTACTTCGTTGATGCCGGGCTTACCACTGGCTTCATTGTTCAGTTGCTGGCGTGGGACGACACAGCCAAGTTAACCGACGCATTCATCGTGTTCCGTCCTAACGGTGGTACCGACATCCGAAATGACCTCGGATCTGACCACTACGTGCTGGTGGATATCATCTCCGCCAAGGATAAACGCCGAGCAGCCGCTGAAAAGGCTCAGGAAATCATCAATTATGTCGAACAGAACGACATTACCGACGAATGCCTTGGCCTTATTCAAAACCTCGGAAACATGCCAGCACCTATCCTGACCGAAGAGGGCCGCCTGGTCTTCAGACTCCAGTTCATGTGTGTCTACGGCGAATAACCCCATCACCAACCCATCAGGCTGCCATCCGGTGGCCTTTTTTATTTGAGAGGTACACATGCAAGGCTGTGCTAATGATTTTGGCAAGCTGATCGGGAAAGTAGCTGTGCTACGCATGGCCTTTGGCTGCCCCGACACAGTGCCAGCGCTTTCAGAATGGAAGCGTCTCGGCGCTATGACGACCAAGGGCATCGACTATTCGATGAATACCATCAACTCCGAGGCAGATGATGCTAAAGGGCTGGTGGAGAACCTGGTCAACAACATGGATCTGACAATCTCCGGAGAAGGGGAGTTCCGCAAGTCTGACAAAGATAACGAGATCGGCGCGTGGCGTCTATCGAAGTACATCTTCGACGAAGTTCAGGCAGGCCGTCAGCCTAACTTGTGGGTTCGTTTCGACTTTGCTGGTGAGAACGCCGGTACTTATATCCAGGGATACATGAACACCACTTCATGGTCTGGTGATTTCGGTACCAACGATATCTCCACCTTCTCCGGCGAGTGGAAGGTCTACGACGCCGACACCGTTGTGTTTGAAGTCGCTGATTCCATCGATGTCACTGGCGTTGAGGTTAACCCTGCAACTGCTTCTCTGGTCGTTGGCGCAACCCAGCAGCTGAGCGGCGCGGTTCAGCCAACCGATGCGACTAACAAGGCGATCACCTGGACGACTTCAGCACCTTCGATTGCCACCGTCAGTTCAACAGGCCTGGTGACAGCAGTTGCCGAGGGAACCGCGACTATTACGGCTACTACTGCTGACGGTGATTTCACCGACACCTGCGCCGTTACCGTTACTGCCGCACCGTAATCACTACAAAGGGCGGCGTGCTGCCCTTGATACTGGTTATGGAGAGCGATATGACCCCTTTGAAAGAAATTGGAGAGTGCCTGATTGGTGCTGGCGGCCGTGAATACTTCTTCCGGCCATCGTTCCGTAACATGACTCGGATCGGCGAGCCAGAACATATCGTTCGCACTTTCTATGCGCTGTTCAATGACGACGTAGCAAAGATGCTTGAAGCGGCGCGCGAAATTCACAGTGCGATACTAGAGCATCAGCGCAGATTTTACGCCCACTATTTCGGTGACGTTTCGCTGCCGCGCTGGGCACTTGATGCAGCAGGCTCTGCCGCGTTTGTGCGTGATGCATTACTATCGGCTATTAACGTCATTCAGTCCTGCTGTGACGAGGACGTTTCTGAACTGACAGGATGGCATGATCCTTCACGTACTGGCCGGCGCACATTCGTATGGCACCGCGGAGCGCTTCCGCCGGAGAACCTGATTCTGATAGCTCAGTCACTGATCATGCATGGCGTTATCGGACGGGCGAAGGTTCGTAAGTTGCAGAAGCACGAAAGCAAGGAAACGACGCCGGAGTTTCATGCGACTGAATACATCATGGCGGCGCGCAACCATTTCGGGATCAGCAGGGAAGAGGCTGAAAACCTTACCATGACCGAGTTCGCCATGATGCTTAACGCCAAATACCCTGACCAGAAAGGCTTCACCAGGGAAGAGTACGACGCTGTTATGGACGATGACGATCGCCGCTGGCAGGAAATGATTGAGCGCGAAAAATCAGCAAAGAAAGCCTCCTGAGTTAATAATGGATGTACCGTAATCGCCTGACCGGGCGTAATATGGCTCGACAATAAAACTCAGGGGATAAGAGTGAAAAAAATACTTTTGGCTTTGGTGATTCCACTGGTTCTGGCTGGCTGCAAGCCGGGCGAGGAAAAGGCTATTTCGCTGGCACAATCTGAAGTGTCCGCCAATCTACTGGATCCTGGCAGCGCGCAATTCCGCAACGTGAAAGTTGTGAAGATGACAGATGCCGATGATGGCCGTGTTAACGCAGTTGTTTGCGGGGAGATTAACGGAAAGAACGGTTTCGGTGCCTATGCAGGGTTTCATCCATTCTTCGTTGAGCTGAAAATGAAATCGAAGGGGATGTTCTCGAAAGGTGTCGACTACACCCTTGGTGATCACTTCCTCAGCTCGAAAGATACGCCCCCACCGCCGGCCTACACCGAACGATGCCAATAAACGAAACGAATAACTAACCCACCACTCGGTGGGTTTTTTATGCCCGGAGAGAACTGATGTCTGAGAAAGCAGGCGAGATTTATTACGACATCGAGGCCGATGTATCTGGCTTGCTCAAGGCGCAGGGAAAGGCCAATAAGTCGCTCGACTCCATCGGCAACTCGGCGACCAATGCAGCCAAAAAGATGGATGAGTTGCAGACGAACATCAACCGCGTCGCCGGGGCAATTGCCGCCTCACTCGTTGTTGACTGGGGTAAGGCGTTTCTCGTTGCTGCTGACAACATGAGCCAGCTCAACGCTCGTATAGAGAGGCTTACTGGTAGCGCAACAACAGCCTCGCAGACGATGCAGAATCTGATCCGTATCAGTTCGGCAACTGGCGGTTCTCTTCAGGACACTGCGAAGCTGTGGGAAACTCTCAGCACGGCGTTGCGCGATACCGGAGCGACCAACGGCCAGATAATCCAGCTCACCGAAACACTTCAGAAAATAGGTCGCATTGGCGGATCCTCGACAGAAGAAATGGCGAATGCTCTTCGTCAGTTCGGCCAGTCAATTTCATCCGGTACTGTCCGGGCTGAGGAGTTCAACTCCATCCTTGAGCAAATGCCGGAACTGGCGCGCCAGATTGCCGCCGGGATGGGTGTAAGTATCGGAGAACTTCGTCAGCTGATGCTGGACGGGAAACTGACGGCAGAAGATGCTCTCAACGCCATTCAGAAGCAAACCGGCTCAGTGAATGCAGAGTTCGAGAAACTCCCGCGCACGCTTTCACAGGCTAATACCGCGCTGACAAACTCATTCCTGTCGATGATCGATTCAGTTAACCAGGCAACAGGTGCGAGTAACGGCCTGGTGGCAGTTATCGATTCAATGACAGCTGCGCTCGACAGGCTGGTGGGCAAAGCAATCTCAGCGGATGCGCAGATTTCAGATCTGAACAGCACGGCAGAAATGTTTACCCGACGGGCCCGAACCTGGTCATGGCTGGGGCTTGATGGCTGGGAGGCGCAAAACAAAGCGCTGGCCGGGCTGAGCAATAAAGCCGCCATTCTGGTTGGCGATCTGGCGGCTGTAACCAAAGAATCTCAGGCCGCCGCCAACACCAAGCCGATCGAGATAAAAACCACGGCAACGACCACCGGGAGCAAGTCGAAGGGTGGAGCGTCAGCCGCTCAGAAAGAGGCAGAACAGTACGCTAAAGCGCAGGAAACTGTTAACCAAAAACTGGACGAGCTGAGGCAGAAGGCCGAGCTCTCAGCTGGCAGTGTCGGTGAACTGTCCAGAGCTCAGGCCGTGCTTAATGCGCAGCAGTCTCTCGGCAACACAGCCACGCAGGAGCAACTTCTGCTGGCCGGCCAACTGGCAGGTAAAGCTTGGGACAATGCCAACGCATTGCGTGAGCAGGCTAAGGCTGAACGGGAGCGCACTGAGGCTGCAAATAAGTTCAGTACCATCCAGGGCAAAACCAGTAAAACCGCAGGTCTGGATAGCCAGTATCAGAAAGACATTGCTGACATCCAGCTTTACGCGCAGCTTTATCCGCAGAAGATCGGGGAGGCTGAGGCAGCGCGCGCCGCTATCGAGCAGCAGTATCGTGATCAGCGTAACGCTGCGATGTGGGAAGAGTGGGCGCAACAGAACGCGGCCACTCAGGCAGCGGCTGCGGCTTTCGACTCTCTTGGTTCGGTGGCCAGCAATGCGCTGACCGGCATTGTCACCGGAAGTATGTCGGCCAGCGATGCGATGAGAAGCATTGGCATGACAGTCCTAAACAGCGTGGTTAACTCGTTCGTGCAGATGGGCCTCGAGTGGGTTAAGTCGGCGATTATGGGCCAGACCGCTACGACATCAGCTGTGGCAGTTTCGACAGCAGCTCAAACCGCAGGAATTGCTACCACTACGGCAGCAAGTACCGCGGCAGCTGCGACACAAACGGCGGCCTGGACGCCTGCGGCAATGCTGGCGTCTATCAGTACACTCGGTGGAGCAGCTGCCATAGGAATTGGTGCTGTTCTCGGTGCGCTGGCTATGGGAGTTGCTGGTAAGCGTAAGAATGGCGGCCCGGTGAGTGCAGGCGGGATGTATCAAGTCGGCGAAGGCGGCATGCCGGAGATTTACCAGGCCAGCACCGGTAAGCAGTACATGATACCGGGCGACAATGGCAGGGTGATCAGCAACAAGGAGATGACTGCCGGCAGAGGTGGAGGGGTGGTAATCAACATCAAGAACTACACGTCATCCTCGGTCGATGCTCAGGCCGGTACGGATGCTAATGGTGGAGTGACGGTGGATGTAATTGTCGCTGACCTGAACAACGGCGGGCCAATCAGTAACGCCATAACCAGCAACATGAACGTTAAACGCACGCCAAGAGGGCAGGGCTGATGCCAATTATCGACTATCCCGACTGGCTGCCGCTGGCGCAGAAGGCCAGCAAAAACATGACACTCGATACCGGTTTCCAGACCGATCAGCCAGCGGTCGGCCCGGCTATCTTCGAGAATCAAACCGACGACCTGAAAGTGACCTGGTCACTGACGTGGATCTTCACTCTGGCTGAGGAACGAGCATTCCAGCAGTGGCTACGCAGCCCAAACTATCTCAACCGGGGCCTGAACTGGTTCCGGATGAATATCAATCTGGGTGGTAGTGGCCTGCAACTCCAGGAGCTTCATTTCACCCAGATGCCGGTGCAAACCAGTATCGATGGCGGAGTGGTGACCTGGACGGGAACCGTTATTGCCAATCACCTGTACAACGCCGATGACGAGTTTGACGACATCATTGTTGAACTGCCGCCGCCGTGGGATTCGTGGCTGGATATCGTTGTCACGGGTTATCCGGACGGGCGCGATCCGGAATCACTACCGAGGGTGCCGTAATGCCGAGCTTCAGGGAGTATAAGCAGCAACGCCCGACGCGCGGACTGTACGACACCATTACGTTCTACCATCCATCCTTTGGCTACGTCCGCCTGGTCGATAAGCAGTTCTTCCCGAAGACGCTCAGCAGGCAGACGTACACGCCAGCGCGCTTTGAAATCGAAGAGAGTCAGCAGAGCGGTACTCCTGTGATTGACGCTACGGTGAAGTTAGGGCGTCTGTCGTCTGACATCAAAGCTCTCATGAAGCAGTGGAAAGGGGCGGCTCGGCTAACAGCTATTACGGCCACGCGGCAGATCTTCGACAGCGGCGATGTGTCGGTACCGATAAAGTCGTGGCAGCTTTACGTCAAGACGGTGGACATCGATGCCGACGCCGCATCGGTCACTCTGTCTGTCACCAACCCGCTTAACAACAACATCGGAAGGCTCTATGACCCAACGGAATACACTGGCCTTCAGTACCTCTGATTTTATCAGCAGGATGATAGGCGTGCCGTGGTCTAACCGGGCCTGTTCGTTCGAGAAAGTCGACTGCTGGGGATTGTGCGTGCTGTATTACCGGCACGTCCTCTGCATTGAGCTGCACCAGACGCCGGACTACGAAGCCGGGTCCGACTTCTTCACCTGCTATCAGGGCGACGTCGTCTTCTGGCGCCAGGTCGATATGCCGGTCGAAGGGGGGATATTCGTCGGATACCGCGGCGCGCAACCGGCGCATGTTGGGCTGGTGCTTAACAGGCAGGCGCTGCATTCACGCGGCGAGAACGGAAGCGTACGCATGGACTCGTTGCTGGTCATTCAGCGGGCATTCACCAAAGTGGAGTTTTTCGAATATGGCGCTGGTTGAGATATCGAATTTTCCAGGAACGCCTAAGCTGCGTTGCAGGGTGCCAAACGGCACCCTTTTTTATGACTGGCTGGCGGCCAATGACGCTACCTTTCATCGCGATCTGCTGATCGTCCGCAACGGCGTAAAGCTGGGCGACGATGATGATCTGGCGTTTGAACTGAGTGAGCTGGACTACATCCAGATATTCGACCAGCCAAAGGGCATTGTCGGCGACATCCTGAGCCCGATCTTTAAAGTGGTTGGTCAGGTGTTTTCGTTCCTGGCGCCAAAGCCGGCAATCGCGAACAACGGCGGTAATACCGTCGACTCACCGAACAATAGCCTGACCGGTCAGACAAACACCGCGCGCGTTTACAAGGCCAAGCCGGATATCTATGGCCAGATTCGTTCGTTCCCGGATCTGATTCAGGAGTCGGTATTCGAATATGTGCACCAGACGTCCACCGACGGCGGCCTGAAGTACGTTACAGAGTGGATGTGCATCGGGATCGGAAAATATGATTACGAGTCCGTGCGCTACTCAGAATCCAGCCTGGGCTCTCTGGCAGGTGCCGAATTCCAGTTCTTCCAGCCTGGAGAAGTAATCCCGCAGATCGTCGAAGGCTACGGGTTCGATGACGTTGACGGTCAGGAGGTTCCCGGGCAGAACGAAGCCAGCGACTTCCCTATCGAAACAGCAACGGCAAACACGGTGGTCAGCGGAACGTATTCTGGCGGCCAGATAGCGATGAAAATCGTTAAGCAGGCTGAGTTCGACTATTTCATGGGGCTGGTTCTGCCGCACGCTGTAACCTTCACCATCAATGTGACGTATAGCACGGCCTCCGGCAACGTGACTACCGATGCGACATTCTCCGGCACGCTGATCTCCGCCGTTGAAACAAACGACGGCGCGGTTGTTAACCCGGTGCGCTGGTACACGTTTACGATGAACCAGCTGGAGGGGCCGCAGGACATTCCGTCTAACGCCACGATCAACACCACGAAATTCATCCTGAACGATAACGAGGCGCTGGTAGTGGGGCCGTTCTTCTCTCCAGTTGAGTCAACACAGCTGTGGCTTCATACCCAGTCCAGCCTGGGCGGCAAGAAAGAAACGAACTGGAAGGTGGTCATCTGGAAAATCGACGACGACTACAACCAAGTGCCGGGCACGCAGCAGACCTTCACGTACCGACAGACGACGCCGCACCAGTCGACAAGTGAAGTCTTCTACCGCACCGACAAAATCACACCCACCGGCGGCTTCGGGAAATACGCGGTCAGCTTTCAGCGCACGGACAACTCCGGCGACGCGTCACTGCTGAAGGTCGAAGAGATCCACAGCATTAACATCCGTACGAATGTCGTCCACCCGACCGATACGCTGGTGCGGGTGAAGGTGAGGGCGACTGAGAATGCTCTTGGCAGCCGTGAGCGCAAATATAACGCGCTGGTGACGCGCCACACCATCACATACGACCTCGACACGCAAACGGTGGATTACACGCTGCGGCCGTCGCGCTCGTTCGCTGATGCGGTGGCGCATACCTGGTTGATTATGGGTGAACAGCCGGTAAGCAGCATTGACCTGTACGGCCTGTACTCTATCGCTGAAAGTCTGCCTGACGAGCGCCTTGGCTACTTCGACTACACGTTTGACGACGAGAACGACTCACTGGGAGACCGCGTGCAGGCGATCTGCAATGCGGCGTCGGTGGTGGCGTACTGGGATGACGGCGTGCTGACCTTCACTCGCGACCAGAAGGTTGACTATCCGGCTGCCGTATTCAACCGGGCCAACATGAAGACGGACGAGTACAAAATGACGTACGAGGCCACGCTTCCTGGCGGCTACGACGGCGTACAGGTGTCCTATGTTCACCCGACCACGAACAACAAGACTTACATCAACTACCGCGTGCTGAATGGCGCCATCGTCGAGCAAGAAGCGGAAAACCCGAACAAGCTGGAGATAGTCGGCTTCCGTAACGAGTACCAGGCCAGGGAGCGAGCTCTGCGCGAAACCAAACGCCTGATCTACTCGCGCGTGAAGATGAACGCCAAAGTGTTTGAGGACGGAATTATCCAGGTTGGCAGCGTCATTCAGATGCCTGATATCTACGACAGCAACCAGCAGCAGGGTTACATCACCGGCCGCGCCGGGAATGACTTCGATACCAGCGAGCCGATCACGTTTACAGGCTCGATGTATGTGTTGGTGACCGACAGTCTGGGCAACCCGACACTGCGCTATCTGGCAACCGCCCGCACTGACACGAACTATGGCTTCACTGCGGCAATACCCAACATTCAGCTCAACATATGGAACGGAGACACTGTCCAGCTCCCGTCGCGCTATCTCATTGCGACGGTGGAGGAGTTGAACAGTCAGCTATGGACTGTCAACAGCATCAAACCGAACACAGATAACACGGTATCTCTGACAGTCGCTGAATACAGCGACGCCATCTACCAATAAGAACCGTCCCCGACCAATCGAACCCGGCCACCGCGCCGGTTTTTTTTCTATGGAATCAATATGGCCACTACACCTACTAATCTGCCAGTACCGAGCGAATCCCCGCGTGACCTGAAGTTTAACGCAGGAAAAATCGACGAGTTCGTTACGTCAGAAAATCATGTTTATGTTGACAGGTTCGGCGATGAACATCGTACAATTGCGGGAATAAATTACGATGCGAATCAGGCAATTCTGAATTATGGCTATATCACGAAGGATTCTTTTGAAGATGGCAGCACCATTAGCCTTGCTAACGAGTGCCTGCGCTGGAAGAGCAACGGGGAATATTACAGATGGGACGGAATCCTCCCCAAAGTAGTTCCCCCAGGATCTACTCCCGATAGCACTGGTGGTATTGGTGACGGGAAGTGGGTCAGTGTTGGGGATGCCGCTTTAAGGACAGAGCTAAGCAACGGTAAATACCGCAGTGACGCATTAGCTGTAAAATATGTTCCAGGGGTCGTCATTGATAGCACGACCGATAACCGCGCAGCAATATACGCTTACACAGGACAAATTTATGTTCCGAAGGGTGTCCAGCTACGCTGTAATTTCCTGCCAGATGATGATGTAACCAAATTCACTGGTGAAGGAAAAATTCTTACTCGCGACCCATGGGGTAACGAGCATGTGTTTGACGTTTCACTGGCAACTCATGGCAGCAAATACACTGCATTCAACGTAATAAACCAGTTCGCTCGCCGCAATACGCAATGTCGTGTTGGTATCGTTGGTGACTCAATCACAGACGGTGCATACGGAACCGGATGGGTAGCCAACCCAACGGATTCAAACGGGGACCTGTCCTCGACTAATTATGACCACAATAGCAATGGTGGCGCAGGCTCCTGGTTCCGTACTTTCACGGACTGGCTTAACCGTTTTACGAAAAATGGCTCCTTCATTTTTAAAGCCGAGAACTGTGCATCATCAGGAAAGCGACTCATTGATGGCTGGGCTAATCGTAACTTTGACCATGGCTTTTTCAAAAACACTGCATACGGGAATGTTCCACCAGACGTTTGCTTCATGTCCATGGGCGTTAACGATAACGGGCAACTGGATACGTTAGGGTTCGATCAGTATTTGTTCCGCTTTGAGCAGTTTATTCGCAAGGCTTGGGGTTATGGATGTGCTGTCTGCGTTGTTTCAATGAACCAGAATGGTTCACAATGGGCGGCGTTAGAAGCATCAATCAAGAAGCATATTGAACGCCTATTCCCGACTGTCGAGTTCCTTGATCTATCTCAGCCAGTAACTGAGATGTACAGAGATCTCGGAAGCTATACGCTTGAAGATATTGCGCGTCGCCCGACAGATGGCACTTTTGATAGTACGCATTTTGCTCCTCTGGGCCATCAATATATCGGCGCATATGCAGCAAAGGCTGTTATGCCGTATAGAGTCCACACTGCGAAAAAAGGAAATAACTTCGTACCAACAGTTGATAATGATATCCAGCCATTTGGTTTCCCATCTGGTAGCACGTACAGCGTTGGCATGGAGCGGTTGAGTGGAAACACGTATCTAAATGGTTTAACTGGCTGGGGCGTGGTTTCCCCAGCTACTGAAAATTTAACCATACGATATTTTGTCTGGTGTGATACTTCTGATATATCAATGGTTATTTTTGAACCGTATAACCCAACATATGTTGCAGCAGGTCGCGCTAACTCCGTCTCTATCCGACAACAAGATAACCGTAATGCAGCATTCTTTTCGGGTAATATCGCGAGTAATGGCGTCTCATCGTTTGCGAACAAACTGACCACTCGAACCGGAATACTTAAAAAAGGACTGAATCAGATTGAGATTGTTTACGATGGTACACCGTCAAAAGTATACCCTCCCGCTCTGTTATTCAGAGCAGAGCTGAACGAATCATGTTCTCAGAACGCCTCTGTATTCCTGGCTGCAAATGCGATAAAGGGTGTTTACGGGCAGGTAAGAGATAAAGCAGATCTCTTATTAGCATATGGTGCAGAAACAGCAAATGATGAAGCGCCTGATATGTATGGTGCCACTAAATCATCAAATGTTCAGAATGTTGTCTTGTCAGCTTTGCCTGTTGATTGCGGTGTTGTTTTTTACTACAAACCCACGTCACAAAGTGGAGTTGTTGCCAAGCGAGTGGCGACTGGCATTGAGATTTCGACGATGCTTTTCGGCGCTCTTACTGTTGTCGGCACATTGACTTGCGATGTGACAGGTGAGGTCACGCTTACAGCTGGCCTGTCTGGAACAACTCCGACCATTACAGTTAAGCCAACTAGTGGAGCGACCGTTACGCAACAAGTCGCCGGTTTCTCTGGAGGGAAGATTGGATTGATAAATAAAGGAACAAGCGGACTAACATTATCTGTTAGATCTGCTGCGCATTATGTTCTTTAAAATTTAATCAGGGCGGAGAGGGGCGAAAGCCCCTCTTTTTTAACATTTGTTTGTAAAGTCTAAAAGAACATCTTTTCTATCAGAAAAGACATCTACCGAACAGGAAGTAAATATCTTAACACCATTAGAAATAATCTTTTTCTTTAACTCTAAATTGTTAGAGAACCTATTTTTGTATGTAATGTCATAGTAAGGAGCTACCGCTCCGATGCCCCAAGTGCTTGAAAGATATTGCGGCATGATAGTTTTAAAGAATGGGTATTTTCTAAATGCAACTTTAGTAGGAAGAGAAACTGGAGGCCATCCTGAAATATTAATGTTGTCAATGGTCTTTATACCGTTTTGATGCAGTGCGGAAGATATGGAAGTCAGAATAACTGAGTCAAATTTATTCTGATGCTTTATGGCATTGTTGAATGAATAGGATATGTTAATTGAGTTGGCTGCAAATATAACATATGCAAGATATGATATTTTTTTAAACCCTGTTAGTCTGTGTGCCATGAAGAATACAAGGCACAGCGTTAAGCCAAGTGACATTAGCACACGAGGCATAACATAGTCTGATTTCACGGCTAAAGAAAAACCAGAGAACATTATCAGTGAGAATGAAAAACTAACTACTAACAATATGCGATCTTGGATTTTGTAATCACGTGAAAAAGCGTACTTGATTACACAAGCTACTGATATTGCCAAAGTAATTACTAAAGTAGCCTTAACAATAGAAGGCATTGAGCCTATCACAGGATCAAGATTGCGACTAAAAGCATCATGTAATCCGGTAATAATTCCATTATTAAAATCAATAAACTGAGAATTCCTCAAGGCATATTCATTTGGCGGATAAATTTTTTGCACCACTTGGGTGTAAATCGTGAAACCGGCAACAAAAGAAATGGCATTTAATATCAATTCCTTGATATACCCGCTCTCATGTTCAAGTATTTTTACAATAACAATAAATGCTGTCATTGTAACAAAAAGAGCAGAAGAAGGCTGATACATTGACATGACAGAAGTTACTGCGACGATTTTCCAGACGACATCAATATAACTTTTATTGTAAAAGAAATATGCTGAAGAAATCGCAACTACTATAGACGCACCCATGGTTGCGCTATCAAATGAAAATACTGCATTACCTATAAACATAGGATTTAAAAATATTAGCGATGCGAATGCTGATGAGAAATATGAAGGTCTGTTAGATGATATGGCCCTTGAAATTATAATGGCGGATATTATCATGCACACCATACCAAGAATAAAGGATAGCGGAGACACATCAGTTATCATATCCCCTAAATTTAACACCTTCATTAGTACTGTTGTTAGCGGTCGGCTATCTTTATCCCAATAGCTCGGATCGCCAGAAACAGCCCTATACAAGTCGTCCTTAAATAATTCAGCATTCAACAAAAATGGAAGGCTGAATAAAGCGGCTAGCAAAAATATAAGTTTATCTGACTTATGAAATCTCATTTTTTTCCCTTAAGAATATATCTCGGTCTTTTCTTAACTTCTACATAGATTCTGCCAATATACTCACCAAGAACTCCTATCCCGATTAACTGTATGCCACCAAGGAAAAGTACAGAAACCAGCAATGAAGGATATCCGCGTACTGCATTTCCGAATACTAGCGTGTCGAAAATCATCCATGCGCCATACAAAAACGCAGCACCGGCAACTAACAGGCCGATGTACGTCCACATGCGAAGCGGGAAAGTAGAGAAGCTGGTAATCCCCTCTAGGGCAAGGTTCCACAGTTTCCAGCCATTAAATTTCGTGCTGCCGGCCACTCGCTCGGCCCTGGCATACTCAACTACATCAGTACGACCACCGACCCAGCTAAGAACCCCCTTCATGAACAGATTGCGTTCAGGCATTAGCTTAATGTTTTCCACTACCTCGCGAGACATCAGACGGAAGTCACCAACGTTTTCTTCGATCTTTGGATTGCTGATTTTGTTGTGCAGCTTATAGAACCACTCAGCGGTCTTTCGTTTCAGGCGCCCGTCAGTAGAGCGGTCAGATCGCTTAGCCAGAACCATATCGGCCCCAGCCTGCCATTTCTCTATCAGGTGCGGAATGACTTCGATAGGGTCCTGCAAGTCAACATCAATGGGGATAATTGCTTCACCGGTGGCGTGATCAAGACCAGCGAATAGCGCAGGCTCTTTCCCAAAGTTGCGAGTGAACGACAGCGGAACAACAAGAGGATCGGCAACGGCAAGTGCGTAAATAATAGATTCTGTGGAGTCCTTGCTGCCGTCATTTATGAAGACGATCTCAACTTCATGCTGCTTGAGCCCTTCAAATTCTCGAACCGTTTTATAAAAAATAGGTATTGCGTCTTCTTCGTTGAAGACGGGTACAACCAAAGAAATCTTCATTTCGCATCCCTAAAGACAATGAACTTTGAGTAAACAAAACCTGCTATGAGACTAAACGCGGAGAACCCAACAAGGGTCACAATCGGAGGAGCCCCTATAACATCTGCAATGTAGCCGGTTAATGCGGCCATAAGCCCCATGAACGCAACAAATGCTATGTATCGACTTGAAGTTGCCTGAGCATTAAAAGTCCATTTTGCATTTGCAAAGAAGCTGAAGGTAACAGCGATGCAAAATGCTATTACGTTAGCCAGAGCTTGCCCGACACAAAAAAAATGAAGTAGAGCACCAAAGCATAACCAATGTAAGGCAGTGTTAATCACGCCAACTGAAACATAACGACTAAATATCTTTAACATTATAAAAATCAGCTAATTCGGAAAGGTCTGAAGTTTAGCATCACTGTGAAACTTGATCGACCCTCATATTTGACGATACTGTATATGCATACAGTTATTTTGTGAGGTGATTATGCCACGCACAGCAGACATTCATGCCGCTTTTGTTGCGGCCATAGAGTTAAACCCCAAGGGGTATCGTTACGTGAGCACAGACGCATTCATAGAGAAATTGCGGCAGTTCAACTGGCACTATACGCGCGAAGAAGCGAATGCCTGGATAGAGCGATACCAAAAAGACTTTGCTGACAAGACGACAGACGGCAGCGATAACCGGTACTGGATCCTGCGTAACATGGGGAGAGTGCACTGATGGGATTCGCATCACCTGCAAGCGATTATGTCGAGCGCCAACTTTCACCCGAGGTGATTTGCAACATCGGCGCAGAAAGTAGGGTGCTTGAAACTGATTCAGGATTTGCAGTCATTGAGCCAGCAGTGAAAAAAACACCCGGCGATGTGTTACTTATCCTTTGCGACGGCCATACGCAGTTTGCTAAGTTGATGGGCAAGGCGCTTATAACAGATGATGGTGAGGCAATAGAAGGAAGCGCACTTGAGGAGGTGGAGGTACTGGGACGCGTGACGTTCTTCATCAACCGCGCAATAGATGACGGATTACCGATATGATTACCAGCCTCAAGAAAGCGGCTCAACGAGCTCCGGCCCCTGGTTCTTCACATTGCCCACGGCGCGCGTCACTGCATGCCAGATAAACTTGTCGGCGGGCACTGCCCCGTCGGCTATTATCTCCTCAGCTTCTTTCCCGCCTACGTCCTGACGCATCCATTCCCTTGCAGCTTCCGGAGACAGAACCAGTGGCCGCCGGTCATGAATATCGACCAGTCCTTTGTCAGCAGCAGATGTCACGATCAGGAAGCCCTCTGCTTCATCGCCGCGCTCAAACGGCGTACTGCCGATCGCCGCCATGAATATCGGCTGCCCGTCGGCCCGATGAATGAAATACGGCTGTTTCTTGTCGCCTTCCTTTTTCCATTCGAACCATCCATCGGCAAAGCAGATCGCCCGGCCATGCTGCCACAGAGGTTTAAACATTCTGCTGGTGGCCGCAGTTTCTACACGCGCGTTAATCAAAGGCGCTTTATCCCACCACCCGGGCGCGTAGCCCCAGAACACCGGATCGAGATGTAACTGCTCATCGCGTTCGCTAAGCAACAGAACTTTTGTGCCGGGCGCAACGTTGTAACGGCCGATAGGTTCCGGGTCATAGGCAATGTCACGATCGCCTTCATCGGCCAGGTAGGCCAGATATTCTTCACGGTTTTGGGCTTGTGCAAAACGTCCACACAT